AATGGCAAAAAACCGAGCAAAAAGAAAGGGTACTAGAGTCGAGAATAAGATTAAGAATTTATTTCTTGACTTAGGTATTCCAACAAGAAGGCAACCAATGTCTGGAGCTATTGTTGGATTTCCCCATGATGTCTATGCAGATGTAATGGGTGGACTCAGTATTGAATGTAAAGCTAGAAAGGGAGCTAAAGGATTTGTCACTATGGAGAAGTGGCAAGGCAGTGCAGATCTTTTAGTTCTTGTATCAGATTATCAAGAACCTCGTGTTCAGATGAGATGGAGAAAATTTAAGGAGCTAATGGGTTATGTCATTTCTGAACAACCTGAGTCTAAAGGATAGAAGAAGACTCAGAGCAATAGTTAAAAAAGTACACTTTGCTCATTACCCTAAAGATAAAATAACAGATTACGAAGCAGATAAATTAGTTGAAGCATTTGGTGAAGAAACAGTTTATAACTTATTAAAAGCCAATGTAGGAACTAATGTCGATTGATTTTAAATATAAACCAGAAGGTATTACTTTAAAAAACTTTATGAAGTCTAATGACTTCTTTAGAGGTTTAAGAGGCCCAGTTGGATCTGGTAAATCTGTGAGTTGCTGCATAGAGATTTTTCGTAGAGCACTCCTTCAACAAAAGAATAATGAGGGAAAAAGGAAAACACGATGGGCAGTAATTAGAAATACCAATCCCCAATTAAGAACAACAACAATTAAAACTTGGTTGGATTGGTTCCCTGAAGATCAATGGGGAGATTTCCAATGGTCAGTTCCTTATACTCATTACATTAAAAAAGGAGATATAGATGCAGAAGTTATATTTCTTGCTCTTGACAGGCCAGAAGATGTTAAAAAACTTCTATCGCTTGAACTTACAGGTGTGTGGGTTAATGAAGCCAGAGAGATACCTAAGAGCATTATTGATGCTTGTACTATGCGGGTGGGGCGTTATCCATCTATGCGTGACGGTGGAGCATCCTGGTATGGAGTTATTGCAGATACTAATGCACCAGAAGAAGATCATTGGTGGCCCATAATGGCAGGGGATGTTCCCGTTCCTGATCACCTAAGTAGAGATGAAGTTCTAATGTTAGTTAAACCTGACAACTGGAGTTTTTATTCTCAACCATCAGCAATGAATCTTTTAACTGATGATAAAGGTGAGCTAACAGGTTATGAACATAATACCCTTGCTGAAAATCAAAAAAATTTAACTCCTAAATATTATGAGAATATTATTAGAGGTAAAACAAAAGGATGGATAGATGTTTATGTTTTAAATAAACTTGGATCTATAGAAGAAGGCAAACCTGTTTATCCTAATTACAAACAAGAATTACATTTAACAAAAGAAACTATTGAACCTAATCCACTTCAACCTTTATATATTGGTATTGACTTTGGATTAACTCCTGCAGCTGTCTTTGCTCAAAGATTAGTTACAGGTAGATGGAATATATTAAATGAGCTTGTATGCTTTGATATGGGTGTAATGAGATTCTCTGAATTACTTAGAGGTGAAATAAGAAAGCTATATAGAAATTATGAAGTTATGATTTACGGAGATCCTGCTGGAGATTTTAGATCTCAAACAGATGAAAGGACTCCATTTCAAATTATGAGAACCTATGGATTAAAAGCAATACCTGCTCCATCAAATGATCCTGCATTAAGAATAGAAGCTGTTGATGCAGCTCTTTGCAGACTATTAGATGGTAAGCCTGGATTTCAATTAGATCCTCAATGTATTAATTTAAAAAAAGGATTTAATGGAGGATATCATTATAGAAGATTACAAACATCTGGTAATAGATATGATGAGAAGCCTATGAAAAATAGATACTCTCACTGCCACGATGCATTACAATATTTAATGATGGGAGCTGGTGAAGGTAGAACTATTTTATCAGGAACTAATAGAAGTCAACCTACTATAGTTAAAAAGGATTGGGATGTCTTTGCTAAACAAACTAAAAAAAGAAAGGTTAAAAAAGTATGGGATTTGTTCAGAAGGAATGGTTAATATATTTTTACGAAAATCCTAAGGAAGAAAGAAGTCCTTGGTTACATTTTGTCAAAAAAGGATTTAGGCATTGTGGTGCATTAGGTTATGTACAACCTATTAAAAGGTGGGTTCATTTAGAATGGACTCATATGGGAGTACGCCATATCTTATTAGATGATGATGAAATGAATCAAATAATAAGCTATATGTATGATTTTAAAATGCTTAAATGCCCTGTTAAAGATCTGTATCAGCTATTAAGAATCAAAGATTATACCTGTGTTTCATTTGTTATGAGATTAATAGGCTATTACAAGTGGTGGATCTTTACTCCATACCAATTATATTGTGCGTTGAAAAAAGATGGATATCAGTCATTTTACCAAAATATCAGGAGAAATAATGTCAAAGAAGAACAAATCGATACAAGAAATAATTGAAGCAATAGAAGATCTTCATACTCAAGAAGATGATTTATTACAACAACTAAAAGATAATTGTTGTGATCTTGAAGATATGGATGACGATTTAGATGCTGACTTTGAGGAGGACAGATAATGGGAACTGGAGTTAAAGATAAATTAAAAAATATTTGGACAGAGTATAAAAATACTCAAAAAGAAAATAAAGATGCAGCACAAGATTACTATGAAAAATTTATCAAAGATAAATCTATCAAAGAAAAAATTAAACATTCAATTAAGATAAAGAAATATTAAAATTATGGGCGGAATATTTTCAAAACCAAAACCACCACCAAGAAATCTAGCTCTTGAAAAACAATTAGCTGACGCAAAAGCTGCCGAACAAAGACGGGCAGATGAGTTAGCTGCTAAAACAGCAGAACAAGAATACAAGGTAGCTAAAGGTTTATACGGATCTAGATCATTATTTGGTAAAGCAGGTGGTCGAGGTTACTTTGATACGGTTTAAAAAACTATGGCATATGTCGATATATCAGATACTCCATCAGTTGGTGGAACAGATAAAGCAACTTCTATACTTAAAAAGTATAAAGAAGCTCAAAATGTAAAGGATCATTGGAAAGATAAATTCGAAGAAGCATATGAATATTGCCTCCCTAATCGTGAGTCTTTTTATGATGAATCTCCAGGTCAAAGAAGAACCGATAAAATATTTGATGAAACCGCTGTTGTTGGAGTACAAGAGTTCGCTTCAAGACTCCAAGCAGGAATCACACCCACATTTGCAAGATGGGCAGACTTTCAAGCTGGATCTGAAATTCCACCAGAACAACGAAACTCAATAAATTTAGAATTAGATAAAATTACTAATTATGTTTTTCAAGTTTTACAAACTTCAAACTTTAATCAAGAAGTACATGAATCATTTATGGATCTTGCTATTGGTACTGGAGTTATGTTGGTTGAAGAAGGTGATGCAATAAACCCATTAAAATTTACAGCAGTTCCTTTACCTAGAGTATGTTTAAGTAATGGGCCTGATAATAAAATAGATTCAGTTTATAGAGTTAGATATTGCAAACCTGAAGAAATAAATATCTTATATCCTAAAGCAGTTTTACCTGAAAACTTTGATCCATTAAAACAAAAGAAACAAGTTAAATTAATAGAAGCTGTTTATAAAATTTATGAACACAATGTAGAAAAGCATAAGCTATGTGTTGTAATGGAAAATCCTAAAGCAGTTATCTTTGAAGAAGAATATAAAGGAGAAGGTTCAAATCCTTATTTAGTATTTAGATGGAACAAAGCATCTGGTGAAGTTTATGGTAGAGGCCCAGTATTTAATGCAATGGGTGCTATTAAAACTTGTAACTTAACTGTAGAATTAATATTACAAAATGCTCAAATGTCAGTAAGTGGAGTTTATACTTATGAAGACGATGGCGTAATTAATCCAGACAATATCTCTCTTGTACCTGGATCTTTAATACCAGTAGCTCCTGGTAGTAAAGGGTTAGTACCAATTAGTGCAGCATCAAACTTTGATGTTGCTCAATTGGTTTTACAAGATATGAGAAACAATATTAAAAAAGCATTATATATGGAAACTCTTGGAAGACCTGAAGGAACTCCAATGACAGCTACAGAAGTTTCAGAAAGAATGGCAGATCTTTCAAAACAAATAGGATCTTCATTTGGAAGACTTCAATCAGAATTTATTAATCCATTATTAAAAAGAATAATTAGAATATTAGCTAAACAAGGTAGAATAACTATTCCTTCTATAGATGGTAGAGAAGTACAGGTATCTCCACGATCTCCATTAGCACAAGCTCAACATTTACAAGATGTTGCTGATGTAACTAGATTTAATGAAATTATTGCTGGTACATTTGGGCCACAAATGATAAATGTAATTGTGAACCAAAGTGAAACAGCAAAATACATAGCCGAGAAAATGAATCTTCCTGAGAAGTTGATAAGAGATGAATCTGAACAACGAAGAATTGTTGAACAGATTTCACAGCTACAGCAGTCAGCTGAAGCTCCACAAGATCCTGCTGGAGCTCCTCCAAATCAACAACAAGGAATGTAATGTCTTGGGATGCTTTAAAAACACAAAAAGAAAAATCAATACCAACTAAAAGTATAGACGGTTTCATTCGAAACCCTGAAGATGAAACAAAATTAAATAAACATTTTGCTAATGTCTTTAAGGGTGAAGAAGGAAAAGCAGTAATAGACTATTTAAAATCTATTACTACTGAAACTGTTGCTGGGCCAAACATCACCAGTAACGGCTTATTCCATATTGAAGGAATGAGATTTTTAATGGGTGTAATAACAACACGAATAAAAAAAGGAGAAAAAGATGGCAGATGATAATGCTAATGAAACAACAGCACCAATCGCCACAGAACAACCTTCTGAGGCAACTAGACCTGAATATGTTCAGGAAAAGTTTTGGAACGCTGATACAAAACAAGTCAATGTAGAAAACCTAGCTTCAAGTTATAATACGCTTGAACAAAAATTAGGTTCTCGTACAGAAGATCTTTCTAAACAAATCAGAGAAGATATTGAAAAAGAAAGATTAAATAATGTTCCAGAGTCCTACAAATTAAATGTTCCTGAAATTCCAGAGAATGTAAATTTAAAAGTTGATAAGGAAATGGAATTAGTTCAATGGTGGGATAATACTGCTAAGAAAGCAGGACTTACCCAAGAGCAATATGATGAAGGTGTTAAAGCCTTTGTTAATAATGCTATGAGTCAATTACCTAATCAAGATTTAGAAATACAAAAACTTGGTGACAAAGGTAAAGATAGAGTACAAGCAGCAGAATTGTGGAGTAAAAAACATTTATCACCAGAAGGTTATAATAATTTTGCTAGACTAGCTTCTACTGCTGAAGGCGTTAAGGTTATTGAAGAATTAATGAATCTTAATAAAGACTCTAGTATGCCAACTACACCTACACAAGTAGATGTTTCAGCTTCTGCTGACGACTTAAAATCAATGCTTAATGATCCTCGTTACTATGATAGTGCAAGACGAGATCCTGCATATGTGAAACGAGTAACAGAGTTGTATGAGAAGGCTTACAAAAACACACAAAAGTAAAGTTAAGTTTAACTTTAAGAAACTTAAAAAACCTATAAAGTGGCTTGATTGTGTAAGTCAAACAGGTTGGATCAGTGAAAAAGATATTGAAGCTGCCAGACCTTCTACTTGCATAACAGGCGACTTTTGGGTTTATAAAGATACACCTGAATACATAACATTATTTGGTACATACTCCTGCGATGAAAAAGG